CCTCAACGGCGTCACTTCTGGTATTCAAAGTCAGTTAGATGGTATTCAAAGTGAGCTAGATGGGAAACAGGCAAGTGGAAATTACCTCACATCGGTTCCCTTTAACACTGATGCTGCTCTAATTGCAGACGGATCGGTTAGTAACTCTAAATTTCAGCACCTCAACGGCGTCACTTCTGGTATTCAAAGTCAGTTAGATGGTATTCAAAGTGAGCTAGATGGGAAACAGGCAAGTGGAAATTACCTTACGTCTGTTCCAGATCTAAGCAATACATATTTAAGCCTCTCTAGTGGCGGCACTGTAAGCGGCAACACAACCTTTACAGGTACATTGACAGGTACAGCATCTGGTAATCTAACAGAGACACAAGGTGATGATCGTTATCTTCCATTACCATCAGGCACACCTTCAGCCAATGAAGTGGTGCAATGGAGCGGTAGTGCGTGGGTTTTTAATACAATATCACAACCATTCTTTCAAATGGTAAATTTGGAGACCAGTCTTGTTAATTATGGTGATTCGAATCCCCAAACAGATGATGTACCTACTTCTGCAGATGATTGGCGAAAGTATTTAAATTGGGATACAAGTACGTACTTGACAAATGATAGTTCAAACTTCAGTGTAAATCAACAAAGAATCAAAGTCAAATCGGCTGGTTACTACAGAGTTACATGTTTGTTCTTCTTTTATTCTGTTGATACACGCGTCACTGTTGGGAGTAGAGTAGGTAAAAACAGCACGATGGAAGGTCCGATTGCAAACAACAGTTACATTCGAAACGCAACCGGTCACAATTCTTCATCAACACATCTTTCACACATCCTCAGTTGTTCTCTCAATGACGAAATTTCAGTACACACAGCTAGATTTGGTGCAAGTGGTACCGCTAAAACACCTGCTGGGTATAGTCAATTCAGAGTTGAAAAGATTTAACCCATGATGTACAACACTGTGTACCCTCCAATCATACCACCAAGAGCACAGAAGATGAGTTGTTCATCCAAGCCACCCTTGCTGTACACATCAGTAGCTGCACCTGCGAGCGCCCAATGAACAATTGGAGGAGCAGGAAGCAACTGATCAAGACCAGTAACAGCAGCAACCGCCCCTGCAGCAACAGCTTTGTACGATGAAGTATCCATGATATTAATACTTTGGAAAATTAATTCTTATTGCATGCACAAGGATGATAGATTGCTATCTTTTTGCTACAATAACATTCTGTTTTGCAGTGTACGTAATTCGATTCACTCACAGTGCAGAAGTTTCCGATGCACAGATGCATGGCGTGCCAAGAAATGGGCAAGTTGTACAGCGCAATGACAACCGACATGGGTCAGAAGCTCAGCGGATACTACCTCTCGCTCCAGTCGCGGTACGGGGACCCCCGAATCTATGCAGCGCAACAACAACAAATGGCCCGCGATCGTGCAGCGGTACAACATACAAAATCTCGGAAAACAGCTCAATTACTAGAGGACGCATACAAACGACAATCGGAGCGCAACCGAGAGATTCACAACACACGACTTAATAACCGAGCCTATCGTACGTCAAAAGCACACCCTGAATCGATGGCGCAACAGAAGCATCGTACTGTTCAACTGCCTGCTGCTGAGCCGCAACCCTCGAGTCAAGAGAATCCTTCTGCTTCTGAGTAAGATCTTCAGACATGTCGCCATACCTGGTAAAATCAGTGTTAGCCCACGCTGCACGCACCTCGCTCGTTGTAACACTACCTGTGGCCGGTTTTGCTGCAGAGTTGTACTCGGCCTTTGCATCTTCTATTCTGCCGCGCACTTGAATGTTTTTGTTGATCAGGTAGCCGGCAGCAAGCGCAAGTCCAACAACCCAAGCAGACATTTCTCCGATGGTTAGATTTAAGTTGTAGCGCCGGGCATCGTGTACTTGAAGACAAAGTTACAGAACTCATTAAAACCACCTAGTTGGTAGAAGGCGTTACCAAAGAGTACATGTCCACTTCCCTTAAAACACTGGTAGAGTTCCTTCAACACGTCGTAATTCTCCACTACCCAGTTCGCCCTTAGTCGTTGCATGCTTGCAGGAATCTCAGACTCTGCGCTTTCATCCTCAGATGACTCGCGGTAATCAGGGTCGTCTACGTGTGCTTCATAGTAAGAGTCCCCCTTGAAAGATGACATCTGTTGCACTGGTCAACTGATTGGAATAAGTGTCTAAATAGTACATGACGAGTAGGAGCGAGTCTGCTAGATCATCCTGTTTGCGTCGCTCGTGCCAATTAGAGCTTGCTATCTTTTCAAATGCGTGAGGATTCACCTTTAAAAAATTTGTAGCCCATTCCACGGCTTTTTGTTTGTTAGCCCGGTAATTCTTCGTGCTAAGATCGTAATGAATCTTGACACTTCGCGCGGAGATGACAATACAACGCTCGTAAAACATTGTTTGCAGAACAGCCTCTACAATTCGCATATTACAGCGAATCTGCCGCTCAACCAGAACCTTCACTGCACAACTGAAGTAGTGATTGTAGCGCTGTATAAAATTGCGCACGTACTCCACGTTATTTGAAGGTACATATCGACCATTTGGAACTAAGGTCACACAATCCCAATGTATAATTTTACTCGTACAAAAATCGAAGATACATAATCCTAGATTCTTTATGCCAACGTCAATAGCAATGATGAAACTCATCTCTCTAAACTGCGTCAGAAGAAGGTTGTGGAGTCTGCTGAAACATAACGCGCGAGGGACGATCCAATTCTACTTGAGTCAAGTCCAAGACGTCACGCTGACACTCGATTCCACAACATTTTATACTACTACATCTACTTTTTAAGAAATAGACGGACATTGCACTAACGCACGTACCAACTATTCCAAAAACACTAAGCAGCCATGCTCCATTGCGCTCGACAAAATCCGGAGTGTACCCGTCCCATGTCTCTGACATGCTAATTACATTATTAGATTTTAAGCAAAGCTGGTTAGTGCACGACCATCCTTGATCTGCAACCAATTGAAGTGCACACCCCACACATCAATCCGATACTCCTCGTCGCGATTCCCACTTGAAAACGCCTTGCCCTCGATGCGAAGCTTCGCGTGCGACACCTTACTGAAGTTGACCGCGCCGCTCGGGTTCGCACCTTCTGGGTTCAAAGAGAATGGGTACACGTAGATTTCCTTCCGATCCAGCATCTCGCTAAGAGCACAGAGGTCAGAGCTGTGGAAGGGCGCATCCCTCGGCGCATCGGTTCCAGACTGAGGAGTGTTGGCCTTGTAGTAGGACGTGTCACTAACATCACAAAAGTGACTTGAGGTGTTGGAGTGCAACATTGGCATCATCCGGTTCATCAGGTAGTTCCGATCGATACCAATGCTTGCCAGCGATGGGTGCCGCTCCTGGCCGTTGAGAGTGAGCTTAAAGTTGTCAACCTCAAGGTAGGATTCGACATCGTTAGAAGTGCCTGCTTCGAACACACTCTTCGACATGGACTCGACGTTCGGGTCCTTGCCGCCGCCATGGAAGGCAAAGTAGTTCTTACAGCGAGCCTTCTTGTCGTACTCAGAAGTAAGAGCAGTAGAATCAGTCGACGAAGACATCTCAGACGTTTTCCGGATGACTATGATCAACTGCTGCACTGGATGAAGGAACGGCAGCTCGAAGTCAAAGAGGACAGTGTTGGTGGAAGGAGATGCAGAGCTTTTGACAATCTGAGTCACGTTGTGATTCTGCCACAGCTTTAGCAAGCGCACGTGCTCCTTGTTCATGAGCAGAGACGCTTCGGGACCAGTGACGTGCACGTAGTGGCAGCGCAGGCGGCACTTGCCTGTTGAGATCTGCACCTTTGGCACCGTCGTGACCTCCTTAGGTGCATCAGCTGTCACGACACCGCTAGTGACTTTCTGTGAAGTCTTCATCACGATCAGCTCGTTGAGCGTGCGCAACTTCACAGAAATACGAACATCGTTACAACCCGCAATCGCCGCGAGTGGGAAATACTGCGACGGGTGCTTCGTGAAAAAAAGACCAAGTGGGATGATTAGCTTTGTGCCTTTGTAATAAAGACTCGTGTCGCTTCCATCGGCACCTCCAACTGTGACGTACTGTGCCTGGATCAGACGGTTCGTTCCCTTCTTCTGTTTCTTATCCGCGGAAGTGCCCGTCTGGTCAAAGATAGCGTCCCATTCCGTGTACGCCGCAGATCCACCAGTTCCGGTGTCGGCTCGCACAAGGGGACGACCTGTCTTATGAACCTGATCAGCACCGAACCGATGCTCATCACCACGCATCAACTCGTTCGTGATGTATAGCTGATCACCGCTAATCGTCTCGATGTCGTGCGACCCTACACTGAAGACAATCTTGTCGATGATCGCAAACCCAAGCGACTCGACCCAACCAACACCAAGGAACTCACCACTAGTACACGATCCAAGAGTAGTATCAGTTGGTGTGTCGGCCATGTCAATCATCAGGTCAACTGGACCAAGGAGATCAGCAGCCTTAGGAATGACAAACTGCACAGTGGACCCGAGAGTGGCGGAGTTCTGTGGATCGACGTCCCTCAGTTCAAGCTGAAAATTAGAAGTGCGTACGTACCCCACATTCGTGAAATACGAACGCGTGTTATCGTACAAAAGAGCGTCCTGTGGTCCAGCATTCAGTTGAAGTTGCGGCATTTTACTGTTATACCAACGATTAGAAATAAAGAGTTGATTTAGAGTACAGTGTGTGCTACAAGGTGCACTCCTGGATGTTGCATAGCTTCTTCGGTGAGTGTACGCTTACTATTCCTGTACGTCGCCGCTAGCTGGCTCTGGATTGAGTTCATCGACGGCGCTCTGTCGTCCCTCATCAGTGTGTTGATCGCTCTGTCCACGAAGATCTGCTCCCCGCAGTACTTCTCCTGGCACTCCCCGACCGACGTTTCCGTTGCCCTCGTTGCTGGTGCTTTGAGCATGTGGTACGCACTCATTGCTACTGCCGTCATTGCGGCGATCTTGGGAAGTGTCATCTATCTGCTTCTGCTTGGAAAGTTTTACTAAAGCCAGACCGGCTCGCTCATTTAGATGCTTATACTGGCCAACCTGCATGCGCAACATCTCATTCTCTTTCACAACTGCTTTAATGTGTACCTTCTCGCGTTCACGAAATTTTAATGCATTCTCATACGTTTGTCGTGGGTATACAGTGTTGTACGTACGGTGCACATCCTTTAGATATGACAGACCGATGGGTCCAGATGCACGAGCATCGCGGGCTTTAAAGAAGGGATCCATCTCTAAACACTACTTAAGAATTTAACTCAGCCTCAATTTGGCGTCTCACAAGACTAATCTCCTCCATGTACGTATTCATATCCGCCTCACGGGCTTCACGTGCAGCTTCTAAGATTTTATCTACTTTACCCTGATAAGCACCCAACGGATTAACTAAGCGTCCTGCAATGTCTCTGGCAGTTTGAGGAATCGCCATATTGTAAAAGCCCATCAATGCATTCTTAAGCCAATTCTGTTTCACCATTGTGAGACCAACAGGCTGCTCTGCTCCTGTGACAGTTTCTAGAAAGTCTTGCTGACTAATTTCACCACGAGAGAGTGATGCAACAGCTCCAGGCAGACTCTGTTCTAACTCTTTGATGACCTGGACGACATTTTGCTTCATCTCCCTAGTATAACTGGACCATGGCTTTCGAGCACCAGGTACTGGACCTACACCCTGTAGCACACGCACAACTCTTTGTGTGGATGGTGGAGTGGGCTCTGGCTGTGTTTCGAATCGCTGCAACGTTGGTGACCAAATCTGTGGATCAATCTCCAACACACGACGACTCAGATCTACAGGACCTTGAACAAGACCTGCAGGCGCGGGAGCAGAGGGGCCTGGATCAGATGCAGGTGGTTGTGTCCACCGCACACCCCAACGGTCTTGCAGCTCTTGCTGCTTCTTCCTATTCTCACGCAACTCCTCCCACTTTACAGCACTGCGCGCCTCCTTATCCACAGCACTGCGCGCCTCCTTAGCCACTTTTGGTATCTCTTCTCCTAAGATTTCGTCGAGCATTTGCCGAAAGATCTGCTGTCGCGCTCTCTCATCTGCTCGACGCTGCAGATATTGCATTGCGGCGTCTTGAATTTGAGTTGCCGCGGCTTGATGCCCTGTTTCAGCTCCAGAAGCGGGCGTGCCTGGAGCTACGGAAAATCATCATCACTGTCAATCACTTGGATGGGAACAGACTCTGGATTGTTCAATTGCGCAATCAATTCTGGCAGACGTTCATTACCGTATGCATCCTCTAGGCTCTCGTCAACGTCGCGTAAAAGTTGCAGTGGTGTGCCGTATTCGTCCTGTTGTTCCGCATCATATGGATTGGGCGGGGGTAGATTGGGCGGGGGTTGTGTTGGATTTGGTCTGTCGCCAAGGTGCAATGGCATATTCCCAAACTCTATGCGGCGACCAGGCGTGCGCTGATCTGGTGGCTTCCATGGCTGAACACCGTCCATACACGTCTCTGGTCCAACCGGGCGACCCTTAACCCAATGCTTGAAATACAACCAAGCACTTTCAATATCCTGCGGACCATGCTCAGCAAGAAGGTTCATCTTCAAATCAGCATCGTCACCCTTCTGCTTTTGTGCACGCAGGTATTCACGCACACCCGGTAAGTGTGTCATAGAGGCTGTGGCCCACCACGTAGGCTTCCACTCACCGTGCTCAGTTGTGTCCCAAGCAACACCTGGCACCTTGCGATTACCTTCGCGGTACACTACACGACGCCGCGGCTTTCCTGCTTCATTCACATAGGGCTTTGGTTGTAGGTTGTCTGAATGCTTACCTTGCAGCCAATCATCAAACTCCTGATGCAAACACTCATCTGCCTCCTCTTTGTAATGACCCGTTACCTTCTCAAGGTAAGCCATCTTCTTCTCTCCAGCGAGGCCTGACGTATCATACTTTCCTAACCCGGTTTGCAGACGGTGTTTAAGGTAATCTGCTTCGTAGTTCGGCCATGCATGTGTCACTTTAGCCTCATCAGCCGTGCCTACCGTGCCACCAATGGCGACGTCAACTGGACCTCGTGTGTCCCAGCCCCAAGGCATTTTATCTACGATTAGAAGAATTTCCAACCGTGTGTCATACTGGTTATGGAGACGCAGCAACGTACAGATGAATGGTTCCAGGCACGGCGAGGTAAATTGACAGCTAGTAACTTAGGTGCACTTCTCGGTCTTGTCAAGTGGACGAGTCGTCAGCAAGCATACGAGCGTGTTACTGGTGAGGAAGCACGGGCACGCAAGCCTGAGAATTGGAGCGACAACCGTGCGTGTACATGGGGTATCACACACGAACGCGATGGGGTACTCGCTTACATGACCAAAACAGGAAATCTAGTCAATATGACCGGGCTACATGTACACAGGCACATTCCGTGGATCGCTGGCTCCCCCGATGGCTTCGTTGGTTCAGAGGGGTTAATTGAAGTCAAATGTCCCTACTGGCCAAAGAAAGATGGGTCACCACGCCTTCATTCGAGTGTGCCGATTTATTATTATTTACAAATGAACGCCTTGCTCGAAATTACTGAACGTGAGTGGTGCGACTACGTTTGCTGGGTGCCTAATGAAGGTACAGCAGTTTTTCGTGTGTCACGTGACAAGGAGACTTGGGACTTTCTAATGCATTACTACTCTATCATTTACGCGGGTGTACAGAACGGTTTAAAGCACGTGCCGCACATCACTGTAAGGGAGCGTGAGAAGATAGAGGCTCGCATCCACGAGGCAATGAAAAGGAAAGTTGATCTCACATTTTGGAAAGCGGAAATTCACAGCAAACCACCGGAGCCAGAAGATTCTGAAGAGACGATGAGTGATGAAGACCCGTTACCGCCCGCCAAGCGACGTCGTGTTTCCGAAGCGCCATCAGAAGGAACAAGTTGTGACCTCGTCTCGTCTCGCACTCGCCAAGCCGTACGCGGTAGGTGTGGTCAAGAAGCAGTCGACGCGGCTGCGGAAGCACTTTTTGCGTTTCGCTACGAGAAAGTACAAGTGCAAGCCACAGCAAGTTAAATTTGATGCAGACGAACAGTTGTGGCGAATGCAAAGGGCGACATTGAAGGAGTGTCCGCCTGGTATTTGTGCAGAAACTGATGGACAATCAATCTGGGTTAGCCCGTCTATGCCCATGTCCTTTGATGAATTAGTAGGTGTCTTAGTGCATGAATATCTGCACAACTGGTGTCGCGTGCGTGGCCATTTCATGTCCTGTCACAACGAACATCAGTGCATGCGTGGTCTTGGCGACGTGTGAAAGCTTTTCTAAATTTGGTGTAAGATATGAGCACTCAGGTTACTTTTAGCCAACGACGTCCTACCGGACCACGACCAGATCTAGTGTCGGATTTTTACGGAGACTTATGCTGCAATCCACACATGCAGGGTCGACAGCTAGATTGCTTCAAGGAACCACCTCGCCGCGAAGATAAGCTACCTGTACGCTTCGGCAGCGGTATCCCATCGATGAATTCGACAGTTACAGATTTGGCGGGAATCCCTCAATCCAAGCCAGACGCTATTAAAATAGCGAACACAATGGAAGGTTCACTTAAACTTCCTGTACATTTCCAAGAACGAGCATTTCTGCCCAGTGTGGCCGCACTCGAAATTCTAACACACACATCAGACACACGCAGGTTGCCTCTACCCGCACGCTACTACAGATGAATTCCAGGACGTACATGCAGATGAAGGATCTCGAACCCGACGCCATCAAGCTGTCAATGACAGACCGCCACGGCAAACCAGCAATCTCAATGTGTATCGGTACTAACTGTGCCGATGTCGCATTCGTGACTCCAGCATGTGTGACTCAATGGCCTCGCTGCACCGGTGACGGGAATTTTGGCACGATGTGGGGGCCGTCTGACATCAGCAAGGCAAAGTTCTCGCTTGACCTCTGCGACGGACCCATAAATCACGATCTCAACACCGGCTTCATCACCATGTCAGACAAACTGGAGAAGATTGACGAGAAGTTGCTTGAGTTCGTCTTTCAGAACCAGCTTAAGATACTCGGTAGGAAGAACCTGTCAAAGGAAGAGTGCAAGATGTTGCAGATCAGGACTGTGCGCGCCAAGTACGACAAGAACACGGGCGCACTCACAGGGCACAACATCCAACTCAACACGCCCAAGTTTGCATGGGACGGCATGGGTGGCAAGTACGAGCGCAAGATCAACATCTGCGATCATACTGGCACAGTCATCCCAAACGGGAACGTTGCACCTGGAGATGTAGTGGCAGCAACCATGTATGCTAGCCAGGTGTACACAGGTGTCGGTGGCGACAAGTTTGGGATCCAATGGTGCTTCGATGACGTCTCTGTCATCTGTCAGCGCTCGAAGCTAGAGATGAAGTCGCAGGTCACTGTCTTTAATGTGCAGCAGTACAACTTTGCAACAACCTACGATGATCAAGCAATTACCTTTTCTGACCCAATCAACGTCGTATGAAGAAAGAAAACGAAGGGCTGAAGAAAGAAAATGAAGGGCAGACTAACCCTCGTGTACAAGATAAAACAAACAAAGGACTAAAGCCACGAACCACATACGGCAAACATGCAACTATGCCAATTCTAGCTGCAGATCAATATGCCGAGGTGATTCTACCAAACTTGACAGAGTTTAACCCAGAAAACATTAAACTCGATGGAACTGTAGTTGCGGTGGGTAAACGTCGTACTGGTAAGTCGTGGGTCTTCCGTAATCTAATGTATTTAATGAAAGATAAAATACAAGCTGGCATAGTCATCAGTCAAACAGATGAGCTAAATAAGTTTTGGCGACAGTACATCCCCGCAAAGTACATTTACCCTAAGTATGAACCTGAGATTCTCGACGCCGTTTTTAAACGACAGAAGAAGATACTCAACGATAAGGGTTTAAGCGATAAAGAAAAGGATGAGAAAGCACCTTTTTTTGTACTCTTAGACGATGTTATCAGTGACCAACGACTAAAATACGACTCTAATCTTATGGAACTGTTCGTCGCAGGTCGACATTACCGTCTCTTTGTCTTAATCACGACTCAGTACGCAAAAGCTATAACACCCACTCTTCGCGGTAACACAGACTATTGCTTTATTATGAAGTGCATTCAGCAGCGGCAGCGTGAGGCGCTCTGGGAAGATTTTGGTGATTTTTTAACAAAAGACGCGTTCGCACAGATCTTAGACGCATATACAGAGGACAACGAAGTCCTCGTTATAGACACATGTCCAGAGCACTGTGTGGACCCACTCGAAATGCTCTACTGGTGGAAGGCACAAGATCCAGGCGAGTATCAGATGGGAAGCAAAGAGTACTGGGAGAGTTCGATGAACGACAACGCTGTACCTCCGAAAAGTGGACCAGAATCAGCTCTCGACTTGCTTACAGTCAAGGACTTTATGCCACATCCTTGGTCGCAGATGATTTAATTCTGAGCTGTTCGTAAATTATGACGACAGCTCAGTCTATTCAAGTCTCTGTAACACACGTCGCTCTCGGAATTACAGTCGGGTCCGTGATCGAGGGCCTCTTGCCGCGTTTAAACGAGGGCGCTTCACTCCAGCAGCAGCTTTTCGAGGCTCTTGTTCAGGTTGGTCTAAATGGTGCCGCGTTGTCCCTCGTATCAACCTACTTACGGAACGGTGATCCAACGTTCGGAATACCATTTTCAATGGCTCTGTTTGAATCGCAGCCTGAACTGGGGGCACGTATTCGCTCGCTAGCCGTTGTAGCAAAAGATCAGGTTGCTCGAGCCGTACAGCAAACGGGGCCACTTGTGCCAACGGTTTGATCTCCCAATTCAGCGACTCTGCCATCAATACCCACATGTCATCCAGTTGCTTCAGCTTTTGCTTGCTCTTTATTAATGGAAAGAACATACAGAACTGAGTACAATCGAGTCGCTGAAACAGGCGACAGAAAACGTAGTTGTAGTTGAGGAAGTTCTTTCGCTTCTTAATGCGGAAACAATCGAATGGCTCTTGAAGTGATTGAAACATTTCGTCTAATTTGTGCACTAAAATGTTTCCTGGTATTGGTGGTGCGATACGCGTCACTCTAAAGATAATTTGCAGCCATTTTTCGATGTAAAGTTGCATGTTCAGAGATCTGAGTACTGCTCGGACTGTATCTTTGTTGATAACGGAGTGCGTGCCATCACAAAGCTTTTCCGCAATAGCCAGCATTTGGTCATAAGGGATTTGGGACTCCATGAGCAGAAGCTGTGAGATACGCTCGTGCCAGTGATGGATCCGCTTGTAATTACTTGATTTGTGCGTGTAATCGTTTCCATACATTGTCTCATAAAAGACGACACCTGGTTGTACCACACCGCAGCTATCACAAACGAGGCTGCCGGGGTGGGATGTCCCAGATCCCGCGTAAGTGAGTCGAGCTCCACCACAGCTAACACAAATGCCACAAAACTCGCTAGCAACCGGCCGTTCTGCAGCCAGTAGATCATCAAGGTCAGCAAAAACGAGATCCAGCAATTGCTGATCGTAAGCCACACCTCCGTCCATTCCATGTGTGCTCGTCATCTATCTTACCAGAAATAGTTCTCCCATTTTCCAAGCACCTTCCAGGAAATGGAGTTGGGAAGTTGCGCTGACAACTGGATAGACGTTTTCATCACTAAGTCTGCTGATGACCCGACGACACGCCAACATGGTGCAGGAGATACAGAATCAGGTTTAGCGTACACGTACGATGACGAATTCTGCTGCACTGTTCAAAGCATAGAATTTGACCCAGATGACGTTCAATCGACAGCCTACATTACAGAAAACGATTCTGAGTGGATTCTGCCTACATGGTCAAACACAAATCAATACGGTTTATCTAGCGCATCGACGTCTGCATATGCACAGCTGAAAGTTGGAGATCTTGTGCGCATCGGTGGAATAGCAACTGCTGGCTTCACTGATTACCTGACGGTCATTGAGATCCGAAGGGTTAACTATCTTGCCAACGCTACAGATAGCGCAGTCACATTCACGCACGGCCTTGAAGATGGAAACCAAGTCGAAGGGTCACACTATCTTCCTCAGCCGACAAGCAGCAGTGTACCAGGGACAACTGCAAATCACAGATTCACCCTTTCGACTGCAGGCATAGCACACATCGCCATTCGCCTAAATCAGGCTCTAAATTGCACTACTTTGCCTACAGGTACACTACGTCATGACACTACTCAGGTCGTGCACAGACAAAACGTTAGTGGGTATAGTAATGTTACTGCGACTTTGGCAACTAGACAGCATGCGTATGAGTACCTGACAGATCCTAAACCAGCATTTAAGTCAGATGAAGTCACAGAGCAATACTATTACCCCTTGTACCGAGCGAAGAATTGGACGACTGGTAAAGAACTAATCGCTCGACTCGATCATGGAGTAAAGCAGGTTGCAGTGGTGAAGCTGTTGGGATACTCATTGGTTAATAAGCGTCAAGTAGGAATTCAGCATGCACACGAAATGCAGACAGATGACTTCCTGATACTGCGAATTAAGGAACTTGATGGTCACGTGATCAGTAATAATCAGTATGCAAATGGCGCGTTCGCTATTCTACGTGCTGGTGATACTAGTAACAATTTGATCGGTGCTGCAGAATTCTCATCGTATGAACCTACTGGTATCGTGTCGGTACCTGTACACGCGTCTAACAACACTATCCGCAACTTGACGATTGAGATCACAGATCGACTTGGAAATCCTGCTCATTTTGGTCGTTTGCATCTCTGGTTCAAGCTTCTTGTCACTCATGGATGAATTTCTGACAGTTAATTTTAGAAGATGGGAATGGACAAAGGAGGTCCGTCAGCCATGGGCTTGTACGCTAGTGCAGGTGGCCAAAGTAATCCAGCTGACACGGGAATGGCGATGGGACGTGGTCTCTACGACGCCGAGCTAGCGGCGCGCACGCGGTATGCTGACCCTGTGGTCGCCCCTGATAGAGCAAACGACGGGCTTGCAAACAGTGCGGGGCCTGCCATAAACGCACCACCTGAGTATTACAACTACCAAAACGCTCTCCCTGTGAAATACTCTGTCCCGTCGGCTGCTAAGGAGCGCATGGTAGCGCGACAGGCGGTCCGGGAGGCGGTACCAGCGACAAACAACGGCGTTCAGCGCACTGATCCAATCACCGACGAAGAGGTCAACTACCTTCAATCCATGAAGGATCAGGCTGAGCTTGCAGACTTTGATCGCTACGTCAACTCACTCATTGACCCACGCAAGCCCGGCAACCTCAAGTGGCTTATGGAGATTTACCCTGACTTTGTAAATCGTCGCATTCAACAAGTTCACACGGACTACGAGTACGCGCTGCGTGGGCAAATGATCGACTCGTGGGGCATTAACACGTTCGATGACCTACACTTCAAGTACCTTCAGGATCAAGGTAAGATCAAAGGACCTTACCTGCAGACCGATGTCACACCAGGTGCGGGTTACAGTGCAGGTATACTTTCTCCGTATGCATTCCAAAGCATTCGACGACAGGGTGTGCGTCTACCCTTTGCGTCGGCTAGGTTTGGTAAGTCTGCTCCTCCTGGTGGGACTGGCTGGGTCATGGAGGATGCAGACCAACCTCTTGCTGGAGGTCGTTCGATGGCGGCGATGGCGCGTAGCATGTACAGGGAAGGGCAGTCACGGGTGCCGGCGCCAGATCTTCCATTCCCACAGCCGAGTCGCGCACAGGCCGCGGCACCCTAGACTTTCTGAACTTAAGATAAATGGTGGGAACGATGGTTCAGGATTGGCGCGACATTGCGGTGGTTATGGGTCTAGGCGCACCCGCGTCACGCGCTTTCGTTGCAGGTGTCGCTGCAACGACAGTGTTGTACGCAGCAGGATACCCAAAAGAGTCCTTCAACGAAGACGGAAGCATGCGACCTTTCGCTCCCATCACTCCCGGTCCGTACGGCGTGACTAGCAAGCATTTTCTAGTCATTCCTGTAGTGGTAGCAGGCGCTGTCTTCCTATTTACATGAATCAAACAGTGGGTGAGTTTCTACGCGAGAAGATGAGCAACATGGCCAATTGGATAGCATCAGAGCTCGGCGAACAAAACACAGTGGACCTCGAGCAGTACTTAGCCGAACGGAACGACACGGAAATCGCCTACGTAGTAGGGATCCTAGGATCGAATTCAACCATGATCACACACAGAGACTGGAGTGGTCTGGCTAGATTGGGAGATTTGCCGACGCAGCTTCTCGAGCTTTTCCAGTCAATCAAGCAACGGGAAGACATGCACGACAAGTTTTGGCGTTACCTTTCACTTTTTGTAGAAGTAATTTCCAACTAATACGTATGCATGGCACCCGACCCGCTCGCGTTGGGTGAACTGGAACCGAGTGCACTAGCGTCGGCTGTCGAAGCCAAATCGAAAGGTAAGGTGAAACCACCTAGTGAATTGGACTTGAAAAAGGAGGAGCGTCTTGCGCAGAAAGAGCAGCGGCTTGCTACTGGCAAAGCCAATGCCGCCTCCGGTCCATCCGTTACGCCTGTTATGATTGACCCTGCTCCTCTTCTCGACAAGATTGCTGCATACAAGGAAAGGTTCCCTCATTTGAAGAGTCGTAACAAGATAAGTGCTAAGTGTAGTATTGAGGAGATTGAAGACGAGTTGCATTTCCTCGAGCTACAGCTCGGATCGTCTAAGAGCGACTCCTTTGGGAGCATGGTATTTGTAGGCAGTATGGTAGGACTTGAAACGTTTACCCGAGATTTTTACAACCCGCTCAACTTGAAACTGAACGGTCTCGGGCAAGTCGCTAAGGATAACGTGAAGGAGTTCCAGGACGTGATTGACGAGTTGATGATTAAGTATGGCGCGAGCTTCCACATGGCACCAGAATACCGCCTGGTTTTGTCGGTCGGTGCTCTTGTGATGACCGTCCATAGTGCGAACAGTGGTGATCCGCGTGTGGGTGAAGCACTCAATAGGATGAAAAGTGTTGCGAACCCACCAAAAGGGTATGAGGGTATGTAAATTATAAGATTGTAATGCGTTAACTTTCCAATTTTATGGTTGTAGCTCATGATGGGTCCGAATTATGAGGCTAGAGTAACAAGTGTGCGTTTCCGAGATCTTATGCGTCGTTTCTTAAGTCAGGTTGGACAACTTCCACAAGACGTAATAAACAACATCGTAGCCCAACTGCGTGCAATCCTTTTCGAATTCCAATTACTTACAGAGAGTTTGTCAGATGCTACTCGTAAAGCTCTGCGGTAGGTATAAGCCACACACAATGACCACTCACTATATGAGGAGGCTATGTTTCTGACTGTTACATGACGATGACGCGGCCATTAGTAAGGCTGATTATGCGAATGTTGAATGTGTCTGAGGATGTAGCACTAATTGTTCTCGGCTACATCCCTGTGCGACGACGATTGAATGTCACCTTACCCGTACCTGATTATGGGTTCTCATACTTTACGAGACCTGGGGCAGATAACAAGACCTGGAGGGGCAAGGACGCTGCGACAGCCGTAACAACTTGGGGATATTTTCAATAGTAAATCTGTTTCTGCTTAACATTGGAGTAGGGGGGAAGGATGAAAAGTGTTGCGAACCCACCGAAAGGGTATGAGGGTATGTAAATTCTAAGATAAAAAAAGAGAGAGGTGATGATCGTTAACGAAGTTTTAAACACAGAGTTTGGTAACTTGATTGGTGATGTGTTAAAAAATATTACAGTGCTACCTGCACAAGAGCCTCCCATGCTTCGTTCAACTTCAAGAGTTGGATATAAATGCGGCACAGTATTTAAAAACTATGGACAGCAAGACGAAACGCGATCATCCATTGATTCACTTAGCCACTCACATAACGAAGGTGTAGAACCTGGCGCGGCATCATCTGTGCTCAACACTGCAAGTATTGTTGATATGGCTGAACATTACACGAATTCAGCACATAAAACGGACACGACTGTCTCTCCAGATTCTTCACTCACAATTGGTATTATTTTACTCGCTACAGTGTTTATGTACGAGAGCTCACGTATCTTCTAACGTAACTTAATAAATATGCAGAAAGTAGCATTTGCTGTGGTTACAGTAATTGCATTGTATGTTGTACTATTCGGTGTTTCGGGTGCAATGCCAGATGATCCAGTGCCAGACCCCTCACATTACAGCTCACTTGTAACAGCACTCGCGAGTTCTGGTCCCGATTCATATCTAAACGGTAGACCTGTGATGTTGGGTGGTGTGGGTGGCAATACTGGTGATCAGAATGAGGGAATCACTTTTGGATCATTGGAGGAATCTTCTGATTAGATACAGTGTAGTGATGCGTCGAGTGTATAGATCCGGTGAGGGCTATGTAGACGAAGAGATGACAGATCCATATGGCGTTTACACTGAAGACATGCGGAGGGAGGAAGATGCCATGCTACAGACATATACAAAGGAGAAGGAAATCTACACCGATCCGGCGTTTAAAGCTATGATAGCCAGAGCTGCCTATGAAGACAACTGGATTGAAGCAGATAGATCTGGACGCGGCGACCTACCGGGAACTGAATGGAAGTATCAGTCTAGCTTAAGTGATGCACGGCGAGCTGTGTGGTACAACAAGTACCTGAATTATGTTGTAATCGCATACCGTGGTACTAATTTTGGTGGTGCTGGGCAAGGGGTTGATCTAGCGACGGATGTTGCGATAGGGTTGAACGCGACGTCACTTACACCAATGTACAGGGAGGACACAGCTCATTATCAGCGTGTGGTAGCAGCCTATCCGAATGCGACCATTGAAGTAACAGGACATTCACTTGGTGGTCATCGTGCTAAGACCATCGGCCGCAACTTTGAGGTCCCTAGTTTTGGCATTAATGAAGGAGCAACACCAATACAAAACATCTTTACGGCTGGTGACGCACTTAGATGCAGGTTGTTCCCCAACAGCAAGAAGTGTCAACATACGGCTGTAAGAGTGGAGAACGATCCTATTTCACTTTCCGCTTCCTTGTACGGTCCAGTGACCACTCACTCATATCCTGCCAATCGTGACTTCAATGCATGGAGCAAGGACTCTTACTTGGATGCACATACTGATGCAATTCGAGAAGTGTTACCACTCAACGATGCACTATTGATTTGCAACGATGACCGTACCTATTGCATCTAGGACTTTTTCTTACATGTAAGAGTGTTGTAAATGAGCGTTCTTGGATGTGATATTGAAGATATTGGTGCGAGTGCCGCTAGTATTGGTGGTATTATGGGTGCGAGTGCTGGTTTGATGGCTGGTATTGGAGCAGCTTTAGGTGTGATTGCTGCACCAGTGACAGGTGGCTTAAGTCTAGCAGCTGCTGCCACAGCGGTTGGTGCTGTTGCCGGTGGCGGTGTTGCTGTTGCACGCAACGCAGCAGGGAAACCATGCAAGTCACCAGCCCTGTCCACAATTAACACTGCTACAGGTGTTGTAGGAGGAGTAACAGGTGCAGGTTTGTCTGCTGCTGGAATTCCTGCATCCTCAGCTGTTATGGGTGCATTCCTATAAATTTCTAGATAATTAGTATTATGACGGATGTTCTCAGTACACACGTTGTACGGACAATGGACGACCCTGTGAGTATGATAGGTGTACCAATGGTTATTTGCCGTCTGTCGCGGATGATGGGCTTTGGTGCAGTCTCTGAAATGATGCCGTTTCTTTATGGCTGGGCACATACACTTGCGGTCAATGATCTGAATACAGAAACATTCATTCACGCCGCTATTACAGGAGCACAGTCGCATTACATATGTAAGATAGTTGGACTGAAATAATCTGATACACTTAAAAATGACATCCGCAGATATCGAACGCTTTGTCGATTGGGGTGATCACACTACTGTAGTGGATCCTATTCGTCGCGATCATTGGATTTACGACGGATCCGAGAGACACTCACATAGCCAAAAGAGAGGGATGAGGGAGGATGTACGCGCAATGGAAAGGGGACATGGGTGGCAAGAAGCGCATCAGAACACGCCTACTCTATACTTGCCTACGACACACGAGCTCGACATGCTGAATAAGTTTACATACCGTGATTGCGGGAACGAAGCAGCAGCACGCCACGGTCTTCAACCACCTTACAAACAGACTTCAGAAAGCGCACGTAATGGAGGCACAGGTGATGGTCAGTTGCCCGTAATTACTGGACTCTTGTACTCAGGTGGGCTACAGAATAAAAGTATAGGTGTGATTGAACACGAGATGCGAGAGGCACAACGATTTACGGGAAACCGCCTGTACGATACTTCCGGCTATACGCGGTAAATTTCTCAGCTACACTTATTATGACAGATTCAGCTGGTCTGATCATCTTGACTGTTGCAGCACTAGCGTTGATGCATTCTCGTGCTAAAGTGGTCTCTGATGCTGTGTTGCCCGCGGGGCCAAGCGCGGAGCGCGAAGTGGATGTGACACGCTGGCGACACGATGGTACTCAGCCACTCTTTTGGACAAATGGTAATGGAGAGGTGTACATTGACGAAACAGCCAGTAGAGTTAAAACACTAATAAATTAGTTTTATCATAAAGTGGTTGCCTTTTCACATCTATTACCTTGAAAGTTCCTGGTACTTGGGAGGGACATTTTCCAATACTCAAACAACACCAACACACACACATGGGAAAACGCAAGCTGCACGGCAACACCTACTATCAATGCGACTGGACTGGTTTTCCGATGAAGAGTGCCAACTGCTTCATGCCGAGCTGGACTCTTGACGACAAGTTGATCAAGAAAGGCTCGTACTGTAATTGGGAGTCTGTTCTTGCCCATGCACGGCACATCTACAATGTGGAAAAGCAACTCGAAGATGTTGATCTCGAACGGATCAATGATTTCGTGAAGGTTCAGATGGGCGACGCGGTGCACAATACAGAGGCGCCACATTTCACAGACCTCGAGCACTTCAAGCAGGATGGAACGCGTAATCTCAGCGCTGAGGAATACCACAAGGCGTGCTGCTATCAGACAGACGAGGTAGTCGCGGTAAAGATTAACGAGGCGGGAAATACATTTGAAGTGCTTGTGGATTCGATCGACGGGAGCTACGACTTCGCGCGCTTTCTCAAGACCCCAGCAAACTGGGACTTGACGCCAAGCTGCTTCCAGTCTTTCCGCAAGGGGAAAAATAAAGAGAAGGAGCTCTGTATCTACTATCACCCAAGTGCTGGTCGGATGAACGGCAATGGGCTGCTGTTTAACTCGCTCGCTAGCAACCTCTTCAAGATGCAGATTTACGGAGAAGTACTGCTTGTGCAGAGTACGAAGGAAGCTTCTTTCATGCCACGCGAGCGCTACGTGAACTACACTTTGGTAGACTTTACCGACAATTTTATGCGCAAACGGAAGCGAGTCGTACAGGATACAAACTCACTAGACACGGAGGAGTACAAGAAACTCAAGGCTGAGATGCAGGAGTCACTTTGCGCTTACGAGAAGCAGGCTGCTTCTTTGGCGCAAGTTCCTGGGGCGCTTGCAAAGGCTGGTAAATGTCCTCCGTCGAACGGACGGGATCTGGCTCGCTTGAAGAAGCATGAGGCGTCTCTTCTTGTTGCAGCTGCATGAATGGGTTGTGCATGCCTGGTTGTCGATGAGGAGGGATCGGGTCGAGGGAGATAGGTTTGGTTGTCTTTTTGGGTGTTTTAAAGCCGTCATCGTATTCGTCCAACATGTCTGCCCATCGGTTGTTCTGCCGAACAACTGGCGGTGGAACTAGTTGTGACAGACTCGTCATTGGCATTGTTTCTTCGTGTGCTCGTATCTTAGAATTTAGAAGCTCGATAACTTGATCTGTACACTGTAGCTCGTTCCTATAATAATCACGTACAAAATAAGGGAGCCCCTTTTCCCAAATAGTGTCGAGGTAGCTGTGGTATTGACCCAGCCAACCTACACCTTCGACCCATAACGCATCTCCTTCCGTGTGTAATTCATTGTCGGGTAGGAGCGGATATTCTGAGTGTTGATTGATCATGGTGAAAATGACATGCATGACGACGAAACAGAAATTTGAGGTGGAAGATCCAACGGTCGTGGTTTTGGCAAACGGGAGGTTTGCTTTTAAGTGTAAGTGTCCATGGAAAGGTAAGAATGATAAGGAGCTACATGCGTTCAAATTCTGTAGCTCTACCGACTACGAAGCATACATTGAACGAGTCAAGCTTTCTGAAACCGAGTAGTGATTTTTCCGGGACATTACCAGGAAAATGCCAAACCCAAAGGTAGCGGCAGTCAGCAGACTTTTGTATCGCACAGTTGGACACACACACAAGTCGTATTCTGAGGGAATGGTCGCACGAGTTCGCAAAACACAGATATCGACCCAGTCTATTGATTTCAAGGCACCGCATAGTGCAAAAACCAAACAGGCGTGGCGCTACCCCGGTGGACAGATTTTGCGTGCGCCAGGAGTACGCCTTGGCAACAACAAGTACGAGGACCCAAAGGATCCGGGTATGCCCCGCCGCAAGCAAGAGTCTAACTTCTTCATCACGATCAACAGCAATAAGGCACCGGACGCTACTGAGGAGATTGACCTTGCAGTGAAGCAAATGGAGAAGATGCTGGAGAAGCTGTCGGACCAGAAGATCCTCTGTACGTACTTAAAATTCGGGCCAAAAGATGATTCCTACCAGAAAGATGTCTACTCGGAGGTCATACATTCAGTAGATTGGAAGGCGGCTGTGGAGACGGGTGATGTGATGCGACGTGTGCATTCACATATCTGGCTGACGATCACACACTACAGCCAAATTCAGATCAATGTTCAGATGCTTATGCATTTGGCACGTAAATACTACAATGAAGGTCTACCTCTTGGGAATCAATTGCGAATAGACGACCTTCCGTATGTGCATGTGAAGTTGCTGCCACAGAGTGACTGGACATCTGTGATGCGACAATACATCCATAAGGGAATGGGAGGTGCTTGATTTCCGGCAGCACTTTTTTCCTGTGATAGAGAGTAGAACATGAGTGCTGCGTGGCCTCCACTAGGACAGGCACAGAAGCAGTACACAACAGAATGGATGAAGCGTCGTAAAGAATTAAGAGACACTCCCATGAAGTGGCACGAGGAACACCCACACCTCATCTCATTTGAATTGTGGTGTGCGGCGACTGGATATGACCCTAGCAGACAGGATGGTGGGCCAGTGTTCCAGCAGCTAATGAACTATTTGTTAGTGTCTGGTCAAGGTGTGATTCCCGCCAAGCAGATTCTTGTAAGTAACTATTACACGAATAAAAGAGGACCATCCTGGGAACCAGGAAACCACCACGAGCTCCATCTAGCTGGTCTAAAAGATGGAGAGGTGTCCTGGGTTTCCCGTTTAAGAAAGCCACAACTAGTAGCGAAGGCAAAGGAATTAGGACTTGATGAGAGTGGTGTGGCCAAAGTATTGGTACAGCGAATTAAGGATGCTATACGCACCAATCAGCAATTTCTGCACAGTCCTGTCACCCAGGGTAAACATAAAGTGCGTGGCGGCAACCAGGGACATTGGTCAGGTGAGTCTGTTGGATTTCACTACCCTTTTGGTTCAGGTTCACAACGGAGTCAATCAGAGACGTGGCAAACAAACGTGGCGCGCGCACCGTGTAGTAAGTTAAATTGGTTACAGACTCTTGCGAGTAAACAGCTGATGTCAAAGATGGCTACAGGACAGAAAGCATCAAATTCATCCGAAGTTAGTTTTGCGACCACTGGCGGAACTGAGAACTGCAACGAGCTAGAAGGTTGTATGGCGACAGCTAACTTAATAGCCGGTATATTTGGTTTGTATTACTATCCACGATGTGACGCAACAGAGAACAATTGGGTTGTGTCGCAGGAAACTCCATATGGAACGGTGAACATACGCATGCGCATGTACAACCCGGAGTATCAAGCGGTGCGTGGTAGATTGTTAGTACAGGAGCCGTTAAACACACAGACTAAATGGTTTCCCAAATATGGCAAGACACGTTACGTAGGTGGCAGAACGGAGAGCATTAAGCAACTGGGCTTTCAATTGCCAGATGTCTTCCAGGAAACAGAAAGACCTATGGAACCGGGAAGACTTATTCGTGGCCCACAGGATGATAAGGCACGACTTGCACCATTCATGGGTAGTAATAAACCAGCTGGTTTGATTGGTGCAGAGAATAAGTCTTACAAGCAGCTTTGTGTGCGACTCAGTCAACTTTGGCCTAATCTTGTGCACAAACCTGAAAGTGATAAGGAAGGAACCTATTTTGGGTTTAATGTAGCGAAAGCACACTGGCTATACCCCATTCACGTACCCGACATGAACGAGATTTCTAGTAGTTACGCTGTAAAGGGTAAACATGCGAGCACTACAGATACATTTAAGGCATTAGGTGGTGCTTACCAAACATGGCCTACGTATTCAAAGAACGAGACAATGAGACGCACGTACATCACACGACAACAAGGCAGTCAAAAGTTTTACGAGCTCTTTGACCTACCAGACGTGACGAAACTGACAACAGAGGAACGACGTGCTTATGCGTTACAGGGAACATTACCTGCTCCTGCATCGACGACTACTGCACCACCGTCACAGGTTTCGGAAGTGAGACGTGGTAAGGCACCTACAGCCATACCAGAAGATGAGGGTGTGCAGGAACAAACGGCCGAGGAAGGTGACGCGCTACAAACGAACATGGATGGCAATGATGAAGATGCTACTGAAGGTGTGCGCAGGGAGAATGCTCTAGACATTAGTTTTGTGAAGGAAAGTGCGCTCAACATCGAGCCACTTGAGGCTATGCTTGAGTCTGAGGGCGCAGAGATGGGTACTGCCACTAATAATGATAAGGACAAGGTTGGCGAAGAATTTAATAAGCTGGCTGGATTCAGTGTTAATACAGAAGAAGTTAAAGGGTTGCAGCCAGGAAACCCCTATGGCAAGGCGGATGTAAACCCACACTGGTACTCTGCGAGACACCAACCATGGCCACATCGCGATTTGTACGACGAGAATGGGCTTAAGATTGTACCAGGCGAAGTACTTGGACAAGCTGATCTAGATAGGTACAAGCGCATGTTTGGTTCTACACATAACCTCTACCTCCGTGGCGAGACTACGCCTAAAAGTATCAAAAGCATCGAGCAGCAGTTTGGTCTAGCCAAATCTGTGATTCATACCACTCTGGATACAGACACAAAGCTACATCACAGCCATATGTGTCGCATTCTGGCAATCTACTTCTACGCAGGTGAGATCGGAGTGAAGGGGAAGACTATTAGTGCAGATGACAAGCAACAGGGTATGCTGCATGGAGTGTGGGGCAAAACAAAGGTTGGTCAGCAGAGCGAAACACTAAGTGGTGGGATACAGCTTGTGTACGGCCCAGATCCGGGAAGGGGGTATACGTGTCTTTGGCCACCTGTGTTTAAAAAAAAGCCTGGTAAATGGGAGAAGTGGTTCGATTTCGTGTTGATGCGTGGTGAAAACAATAAACTACACGATTGTTTAGTGAGAAACAAGCTGACTAAGATAAAGGGTGTAACGTCTGATATGACAGTCTTACAATGGGTAACGTCACCGTGGCATTACGCATTCCTACCCTACCAACCACAACACGTACTGTTTCGTGACGGTGAGACATACTCCGAAGGATGTACTCGCTGCTCGCGCCCTTTCTACGAATTCGAATACATGTACTCGTGGTATAGGCTCAGCTTTAACAAGACGCAACACTGGCCACAGGCCTATTGGACTTTGGATGCTCGGGGCAACACGTGTGGACCTGCATGTGCACCAGTACCTTTCCACGATGCTCGCCTTTGGTCAAAGGAACAAGAACATAGTCACAAACTGCCAAGTCAACCGCGCAATGCCGAGAAGGCACACTTAAAGGATGGTATTGACGAGGATGGAGGATGGCATAACTGGCCTACTTTCGGTTTTCTCTTGGGTGAAAAGACTTTACTCAGACTTGAGTTTCGTCGCAGGTACCAGACGCTTGAGGATTCTGGTATTGCTGTGGCGTTAAACCAGGGAAAACCACTAACATTTCGACGATACATAAACCATGTGTACGATCCGGAACGTCTGGCGTTTTGGGGTAGCGAGTATCCAGAGTACCCTCAAGGCAGATTATCAAAAGGAAAGGTACAATTAGGCATGCGTGAATACAAGCTATTGCGTGCTTCAAAATACGGCAACTGTTGCAAAGACTGTGCTGCTGTGTTGGAGTTCGCACCGGGTTTATTCCGCCGCAATCATCGCACCGTCTACGAGGTGGGTATGGTAGTCGGCAACAAGAAGCAGCACAGAACACGAGAGACTTGGTGGACAAACTTAATACAACGTGTGGGACCGCGTGACGGAATGATGAATTTTGATGCAGACCATATCTTCCACAATCCTACTCGCGTAACAAAGCTCTCAAAAATGGACGCTGTTACACGGAAGAAGTACTTACAAAGCTTTGAAGATAGTATGGAAACTTACTCTAAACTACTTCAAGAACAGCACGAGGTAGCTCTTCTGGGCATAACAAAGTACAAGGAGCCACCAGACATCTACATTCAGAAAGCAGTGCACAACATGGCAGACTCTAGCAAGGAGGCAGACCATGAGATGGTCCTTCGTGCTATTAAGGATCTCCGTTCTATGCTCGACCTGCCTCTCTCTGAATGGAAGGACTCTGTGGATACTAAGAACAAGGCTTTTCGTGATATGGTGTTCGAGTTGGAGCGCAAATATACACATAAAAAGCAATTCAAGCGATCACAGGGCACTAGGGTTTTTGATTCAGAGATGATGCGTCTTGAAAAGCGGAATGAGCCAGTAAAGTACAAGGGAGTCACTTATCACAACTGCTTAGTCACACGTATCTACCAACCTGAAGGGCCAGCGACAGGTGGCTTGAAGCCTCCTGAAGAAGATTATAAACAGGAGGTGTACTACGCAACTCGCTATGGCAATATGGGCGAATGTAAACATCCAGATGATAAGCCGACCATGTGGTGTGGCGATGGGTATGTCACTACGTACAATGAAGACAACGAAGAGCACTGGGTGTCAGCAACTAAGCGTGTGAACAACGTTACGCATCAGTGGCGTAAAATGCGGCAGTCTCGTCTATTTATCACCTACTCTCTACACCGCGCTACTACTAGCGAAACGGAGGCGCGACTGTTGATGGAAAGGATGGCAGGAGCAGCGCACTACCTGTTTGGTAACGATGAAACTTTGTCAGAATTGTTAGTCTTTGGGTACAAACTAGGTGGATTTGGTGCACGAGGACAGACTACTGATAGTATTAGTAAGGGTCAATTCGAACTTATTAAGGCACCTAACAAGAAGGATCAAGTGCAAAACTTTTACGGTGAGGGCACCGCTTCAAGTTACATGTATGACACATACGAAACGCACATTGATTCTGTGCAACTTGATGGTGGCATAGAGATTGGACCTATCAGACACCACCCACACTTCCACATCTTATTGACTATCAATCATTGGAGCTACATTCAGATTGATTACTTCAAGATGAACGCTTACCTGGAGATGATGTTCAGGGGAGTAGACCCTCTACAGCGAGGATGGGGAGACAGCTACAAATTAGAGGATGCATCTGGCTTCCTGTTCTATACTGATAACGAGAATCCTCACGTGGATATTAAGTTGTATCCACAGGACAATTGGCAGGATATAATTGCTGCGTACGTGCGTAAAAATGCTGTACCTGGCATTTTAGAAACACTCGCGGCTCGAACAGGAGACACTTGATTTTCTGGCACTCAATTAATATGCCAAACTACAAACCGAAAGTTAACGTTACGATTGACCCAGACGTCGAGCCAGAACCTTACAAACCGAACGACCCAGGCGTTGAGCCTGAACCTTGCGTTGTGAAGATTGAGTCTATTGAACCACACGTACCAGTACCGTTATTGTGTACGGATGTTCTCAAGACGATGGCTGCGAGTTTTGGACTTGGTGTCCTAATCGGAGGCATTCTTGTGTACTCATTTTCCAAGACAGAAGCAGAATGAAGACTGGCTTTCTAGTTTCTCTTTCTACAACCGACTGGAGTGACGCGTACGAAGTAGAGGCAGGAAAGATGGCGAACTTGATCACTGACATCTTTACCGACACAGACAAGATCGCATCACTCACAAAGAAAGCGGAGATCGCAGAATGTACGAGCGAGGTCGAAGTGAAGCGTGAGGAAGACAGACTTATGGGGAGAGTCGTAGTCGAAATTGAAGCGGAAGGTCGAGTGACACTCGATAAGTCAAAGCTCAGTCAGTTTGTGCGTAGTGCGTCTCCATGGAAGAACTGCAAAGTAGAGAAGCGAGCACTAGAGACAGATGTCTTAGAACAGGCCCATGCGGCAACTGTGGCACATCTGCTCGTTTAAGTTGCAAGGTTCGCCGCAAGTGACATCTTTTCCGTCGTCGTCGGTGTAAATAACATTGTTGCACTTACCAAACTCCTGTAAAACAAAAAGGGTGGGTACTTTTTTCCCCAGTGGGGTGCGAATTTGAAATGGCGGCGGACGCACCTCCGCGATTAACACCGGTGAAGAAGCGCGACGACGCTTGGGAGGGCGCTCGTCACCAGGCGATGGCCCGTTTGGGCTTTTGTTAAGCTCAAGCGTCGAGTCCCGAAGGGGGCTCGAACCCGGGTTCCGCCGGTTCGGAGACGGGCCACCTAAATCACTGGACTGCTCGTCGTCCTCGCTAGGATGTGGACTCGTCGACGACTTAAACGAACTGGTGAGCGAAAGACCCGAGTGCCACTCACGGTACGCGTTGGTGTCGTGGTCATAGATCTCGCCGTACCCCTTCAATCCGTCCTTTTTGTAGAAGTACGAGTCGTACCACGGCGGGAACTTGAAGTTGACGAAGAGGTCCTCCTCCGCGTTCCGCATGAGGAAGGGGCACATCTTGATACCGGGAGGGAGAGAGTCGATTGCCGGGAAGTCGTAGCCAAACATCTTAAGAAGCGCGGATGGCTGGTACAGCTGTTGAACGGCCACGAAACCGGCGTCTTGATTCTCCCGCAAGACCTCTCCGACCCAAAGAAGCTCAGAAGTGTTAGTGCCGACCGCCATCTTGTTTGTCGCGCCGCAGTACTTGCCGAAGGTCGCGTTCTGGAGGCTCCTGTAACCAAACCACAGAGAGTCGGAGTCGCCACACACCGCCGCGTAGAAGTTGTAGCAACCCGTCTCCTTGTTTGCAGAGTTGATCTCGATTATCTCGTAAGCGGTGTCGATCTCGGATCCTCGCTGCACGCTGTTGACGATCTCCATGAACTTTTCCTGCTTGATGAAGATGCACTTCATCTCCTTGAGGTGATTGACCAGCAGCTCTTCCTCCGCCAGCGGAACGAGAGTGTTCGCGTGGGTGGTGTCGTCGTGGATCGTGTTCGCGATGGGCCACGAATTCGTCATGATGTCGTAGAAGTATGCCTTGCCAGTCGTCGCCCAGCTCGACTCGTTGACGCAGCGCTGCACCTCTATCGGCTGGAAGGTCTTACCGAGCACATTCTTAATCACGGCGACGACGTGCTCGACCCGGAAGGAAAACCAGGGAATCGAGTTGGCGTTCTGGAAGATCGCCGCGTGCGGAGAGCAGGTCGTGCGGTAATTACTGAGGACACAAAAGGAGCAAATGAAGCAATATGAAGCATGAATGGAGGTTCAAAATGGCCGTAAGCGCACTGCCAGAAGAGCGTCTCCGTCTCGCGGCCGAGCGGGTTGCGGTGCGTCGTCCACAACTTGTTGATCGCGAGAACGAATTGCTCGAGGAGCGAAGTGTGATTGTTCAATTCGTAAGTAGAACGCGTGACAGAGTTGATCATCCTGCGCAGGCGGAACTGAGTTAGAAGGTGAACAGAATCGAGTATTTGGAACACGACTCACCACTCGAACACTTCGCGCTGCTCATCCTTGCCGCTTTGGAACATCATGTTGAGCATCAGCATGAAGTATAGGAGGATGCCCCACAGATTCGCGTTCCGATCTCGCTTCCGGCCAATCGAGGCTTGAAGGAACGTGGCGCAGTCCTGAATCGCCTCGCGGTCCAACTTCCCGTCGACGAGAATCGTGCAAAAATCGGGAGTGAGCGCCGAAAGCAGCTCGCGAATCATAAGCCACCTATCCGTGTTTGTTTGCGCGCGGCGGCTCATAGTCAGTAACGTGCTTCCATGTAGTTACACCGTCGGTGTGATTCACTAGTTTCGAGCTCCATTTCTTTTCTCTATCGCTGCGTTCCACTGATGGCCATGTAGCTTCAGAACTGAAGAGGCTCCCCATAGTGTCAATACAAAGGTTAGAATTATAATACTCACTCGTTGTACAACTCCGGGTCCGAGTTCTCCACCGGAGTCTGCAGCGCCGAGAACTGAAGCAGCAGGTAGCGCGACTGGAAAGCGCGGTCCTCTTCGTTGACGAGACTGTTCGCCTGCTTTTTTCCAGAGTACAGAGTAGATGGGAAGATCTAGTGGGTACAGAGCAAAGAAGGGGAACAAAGAGCAGATTTCGAAGTTGAGAGCTCGATTAGCAGAATGTAAATGCAGTCAATGGCAGAGAGCGACTATAATTATGCGTGAGATTGTGGAATTGACAGGAAAGAGCGTAGGGCCGTCTGGTTGTAGTGTGGAACCAAGAGCGTGTAAATACTGTGGCCGTTACGGTCACACACGCCAGCACTGTCAGAAGCGACTAAGTGACGAAGAAGCGTCTATGGAAGCGTTGATGCTACGTTGTAAGCAGGAGGATGAGGAGAGGAGCAGAAAAATAAAAAGTAAAGAGAAGGTGCAGCACGAGTGGACACAAGAGGCGTGGTTTGATCAGGTTGGGAAGGTGTGGGAGAGGAACCCAGAGCGATGGTGGATGGGTCCCGAGGTGCTACATCCTTTACAAGATGGGGGGCACGGAAAGTGGGTTCGAGTGAACGGTACCGTGAAAATGGCAGACGAGTGGGGGCGGCGAATCTTGCCAGTCACGGCGCGAGACGTACGGTCGTAGAGAGCGCGGCCCAACTGGGAGAAGATTCTGGACTCCGACTTGTTGGGGTCGATCACAACATCATCAACAGCGACGGTAAGATCCTCTTGCTGGTGAAGACGCTCGAACATCGCTGACTTGGTGGCGTCGCCTGCCCACGGCGACCTCGAGTAGAAACCGAGCATCGAGTTGCCAGCAAGTAGAGCCTCCGTCTTACCCTGCAAAAATCCAAAATAGAGTATATTATGCGCCGTCGTCCCCTGCAACAAATAGGTGGTACAAGTCCACTGCTGGAGTTCGAACGTATTGTGCAGCTCTTTGCTGATGCACTACGTAGGTGGATGAGAAGAGCATTTGCAGTTGTGGATCTGAGAAGAGCAGCCAGAAGGCCAACTAGAAACACGCCACTAAGTCTGCAATAAGCAACTCGCCGTATTTGGCTCCGTTGAATAACACCAAGCGAAGGGCATTCCTGCGATTACAAAACAGGAAATGTCGGAGAACAATTTAGAAAGCGTAGAAGAAGCACACTCACCATGCCCAAAACCAGTCTCGCCGCCCCAAATCTTTGTCGCGTAGAGGCCCATCACGAATTGTGCGAACGTAGCCTTCGCCACCATCGTGTTGTTGCTGCGAACACGAGAAAACAATCAAGCAAAGTTGCCAGCGCTTACTGACAACACGCTACTTACCAGAAGAACTTAGGCATCAGGTTCGTCCAAAAGTTGATGCCGATCACGTAGCGCACGTGGCACTGTGGAATGATGATGTTGCGCGGGTAGTCGGTTTTCGGAAGAGGCAGGATAGAGTCCTTGAAGTACTGAGGGACGACAGCTACCTTCGCAGCGTCGTGGTTCAGAAGCAACTCTCCGTTGTACCATAAGTTGCCAGAAACGAAATCTCCGTGCCACTGTCGACCTGTAATAAATTCTTAAAGGTGTGATAAATGAATAGTAACATACCTTTCGACAGCTTGACTGATGATGAGAAGATGGTCAGGGTTGAGGCATTCAACAGGAGAATGAGTTCAAATGCTGGCGAAGATTATTCGAACATGATAGAAAGGTGGAATCGAAAGGAGTACTACCCGGAAGAACTTTGGATGCAACAAAGTAAGACACACAGGGATGCGATACAACGAGAGAGAGAGAAGTGTCTTAATGGGGCACTCGAAAACGGAGCAGTAATAGGAGCTACTATGGGAACGTCTGCTGCTGTGCTTGCTCTCATTGGTGGAGGAATAGGAGCACCGGTCACAGGTGGAGCAAGTCTTGTAGCTGCTGCTACTGCTGCTGGTGGGATAGCAGGTGCTGGTGGTGGTGCAGTACGGTATGCAATTGGTAAGCCTTGTAAGTCGTCTAAACTAGAGGAATTGAAGACAGTAAATAAAGTAATTGCAGCGCCGTTAAATCCAGTAAACGCGTTGAAGGCGGGTGAGGCACTAAATCCATTTTAGGTTCGCGCACCGAAACGAACGATGCACTTGGTGATCTCTGGCTTCTCCTGCTCCGCCATCCAGCAAGAGAGCATGTCCGGCGTGAGAATCGTAGTGTTGAGAAGGGCGTGGTACTTCTGAAACGTTTTCTTGACGTCGGCGTTGGAGCGAAGTTCTCCCATCTGCACGAGAACCTCAACATCTAAGTACTTGTAATTGCCAGTGTCCGGTGTGCGCCACGGGTCGTCCGCTCGAAGGTGAAATGCGCCGACCCCACTCCCACCGAGGTGAACACGACAGATGATCTTCTGGTACGGGTCACCGCAGTCGTCCTCGACAAACATGTAGATCGCTTCCACCCGCAGCAATTCGAAGTTACATACAGCGACACACTCGTTCGTATTCTTTTCGAGGTGCATCCACGCCATATGCCCATTCTTAGCAACCAGATTGTAGCGCTGCACGCACTCTTCGCTTTCTGGGCGAAGAACGTCCTCGAGGGGGTCCTCCTCGACCCACACGGGCCAGTGCTTGCCGGTCGAGTTATACTGGTAGAAGAGAGACTGCATCGTGTCGCGGTCGTCGATCTTCACCTCTTTGAACGCGTTCTGCCACCACGGAACGAAGTTGTTCGTCGACGCGTTGACCTGGCCGATCTGCAGCACACAGCAGTCGTCCCTTTCCTTCACGTGCGAAGAGTACATGTGTTCCTTGCCTCGCTTCCCGAGGTTGACGGAGAAGGCGTAGTCGATACCATCAGCATCTTCTCCATTCTTGTCCTTTACGTACTCCACGCTCACGCCGGCGACGATCTTCACTTGCCATGGCAGAGATTTGACGGGCTTCACCTCGTAGTGCAGCCCGTCTGGAGACTGAACCATCGACGTGTTACCAGGTGCCATGTACGTCTCCCACGAACCCGGAACCTCGGTCTCGTTCTCGCGCAGAGAGACGTCGGGGGACTCGCGGTACACGAGCTGGCCGTACTCGATCCACTTGATCTGCAGAGTGTCCTCCTCCCCCCGCTTGACCGCCTGCCTCATCGCCTCGAGGAGCGGGTGAGTCGGCGCAGATGTGGGAAGGTCGTACAGGATCACGGTCGTGAGGTGCTCCGCGAAGTACGATCGCTCGTCGCCGGACACGGCGTACTTCTGATTCTTGACGCACTGGTGCTTCGTTGCGCGCTCCCACGAGAAGCCAACTCCAGGCGCAGGTACGGCATGGACGCTTGCCAATGGTGCTGTGTACGATCGTGGCCGGCCACGATCGCGACGAGGGCCTCTCGGGTGCTGTGCGTTGCGGCTCTGGATGTCGCGCGCGCGCCACGGGCCCGATCCGGCTGTACCTGTCATCAGGGCGGTCGGTGTCGGTGTGCGTCGGCGGGAGGCGCGAGTCGCGGTGTGTCAAAAAGCGACCACTTTCCTGGTTACTTCCTGGT